TCATACTGTAACCTCTATAACCTCTTCTTCTTAAATAGTATAATAATCTAGGTTTGTTATTTTCAGCTAATAAAGGCATACCATAAAACACTAATGCCATTAAAACATCTTCAAAAAATATATCAGCCGTTTGAGGTCTTGCTACATATTCTAAAAAAAAGCTATTAGGTGGACAGTTCTCCATTGAGAACTTTGTCAAACCGTGTAAAGCGCCTTTAGAACCTTTACCATCTACAGTTCCTGATATATCGTAACTATCACAACCGAAAGCACCCATGTGTTCATTACCAGGTGATTTTCTACCATTTTTAATTACAGTGTTGTTTTGAAGGTGTGATGGTGGTGTCCAAGATACTTTAAATCTACCGTTTGGATCTGGGTAGAATATAACTTTAGAATCTTTTATTCCGTTTAACCACTGGAAGTTTCCTTTAGTTAGTGAATTACCAACACCAGTTCCTTCATTGTAATCTATCTGCTCGTATATCTTCGCTAAGTTAAATATACTATTTTTTGTTTCATCTCTAAAAGCATGCTCTTCAGTTCTAGGGAATTGACGATAAAACTCATTAAGAGCGTCACCATCATCTTTTAATCCATCTGCCTCATTATTCCAATGCTCGATAATCCCGATGTCGATTGTCTCGCCATAAGGCCCAACAACTTCATTTTCAGGTGTGTCGAAGACAGGCATCCCAAAACAATCAATGAATCCTTCGTAATTCCATTCCATAGGAATGAACAAACTATAGAGACCTGAGCTTGTTTGTCCGTTTCTGTTTCTTTTATTAACGTCTGAAGCATTGTATAATCTTTTAAAGTTATCACCTCCCTTGTCTAAAGCATTTGACGTTGATCCCATCATACACTTACCAATGACTCTACTACCTAATCGCAGTGTTGTTTTTGTTACCCTCCAGTTATTTAAAATGTTATTTGGTCTTTCCCACTTACCACTTTCATCGTGTACTAGTAACTTAAGTTTTTCACCATCATAACTGTTATCACCTGTGTTTTTCCAATCTATTGTTGTGTCAAGACCTTCAAGTTCTTCTGGTTTATCTGTACTAACAATGTTCCGTCTTGTAAGCTTACTGGCAGGTACTCTATAAGCGAGTTCTGTTTTTGGCCTATCCATACCATCTTGTATTGGTTTAAAGAAAAATGGGTAGTTAACGGATATTGGTACGACTTTGTCGGTAAACATTTTTTTAGCATCTGGTCCTGACTTTGATAAGATACCGAATCTAGCATCAGATGATATTGTGGCTTGGTTAACTGTTTCTCCTGAAGCCATAAAGGAGAATCCTGAACGTCTATTTTTAAGATAGCACATTCCGTAACATCGTTTATCTGCTTTGCAAGCTTCCCAGAATATATAGAATAATCTGTTTGCTTCTCTAAAGTCTGGCTGCCCAACATCAATCTTGGACCACTGCAAGTACATATAATGAGTGCCAGTGATATAAGTAGGAACACCTTTGTTATAATACCAAAATCCTTCCTCTCTTTTTTTAAACTCATACTCTATGTAATCTATATATTGTTTTTTAAAGTCTTCAGGATAATTTTTCCAATCAAATATAGTTTTTATTCTTTTTAGTTCTTTAGGATATTCCGTTACTTCCCATCTGTCACTATTGAATTTATGAATATCTTTAACTTTTGGTAAAGCTATATGAAAATTTTGTATTTCATATATATCACCTATTTGTCCTGTTTTAGATATAACAACTACATTATGTTCTTTGTTGTAACCGTACTTCCATTTTTTAGACTTATTAAGTCTAGATATGGTACTCTTCTTAATAGGTTCAACAATTTTATATAAGGACTGTTGATACATTACTTAGATCTTTTTTCAGCAAAACCACCAAAAGCAACTTCTTCAACTTCTTCTTTAGGTTTGTTGTTTAACATGTCCTCTTCTTCCTGTATTCTATTTAGAATTTCAAAAGCATCAAATATAGCTAGCTTTTTAGTAGCTGCCGCGTTCTTTAATCTATCAGCGGTTATATCATCTCCTGAGTCAACAATAGCTTCTTTAGCAACTTTAATAAGCTCTTCAACTGCTACATGTCCAGCTTGGATTATATTCTTTTTCGTTTCCTTGATATTCATATTTATTTGTAATTGATTTACTGAATATTCTATAGAGTCTCTCTCCATCTACAATACACTCGTACTCAGTGTTAGGTTTAAACCCAACTAAATCTCCCTCCTTCAGACCAGCTTTCACTAGACTGTTGTCAGCATACTTTAGAACACCTCTAAGAGATTGTTCGGTATCATTACTATAAATATCATTAGATTCAATTGGTTTGACAAAACAGAAAGTTTCTATAGCTTTCCACTTGTCTTTACTTTTATACAAAAACACCTGATCGTGATGAACAAAATACATGTCTTCTTTATAAAAACTTTTACTATTTTTTTCTACACCTCTAACATCTTTCCATCTTCTAAAAACGTTATGATGAATTATAACTTCATCTCCTGGTTTTATATCTGTTTTAATGTTTATAGGTGTTGCTATAACTACAGCTCTCTTACTTACATACCTATGGTTGTAGTTATCGGTGTTAAGTATAAGACTATTACCATCTACACTTTTACTGTTGGAGTATCTGGTTGTTAGTGGTTTGATTATAAAGTTGTTTACACCTCTCATTAGTACTCAAGATTAAACTCAACAGCTATAGCCATATTTTTATTAAAATCCTTCCAAGGTAAAACCTCATCTGCTTTTTTAATGTATATTCTATACTTGTCGTCTTCTTCTACTATATCAGAAATAGTATGCCCTCCGTAGACCTCTTGACCTACGGAGTAATGCATAGCTTCATTTTTATAATCTTTACCTATACTAATCTTTCGTATCAGATTCATCTTTCGGTAGTTCAGAAATTGTACCATCTTGAATGTTTACAGATACTTTACCGTATTCCTCTTCAAGTTTGTCTTGCATAGCTTTTAGCTTCATTTGAAAGTCTCCAATACCAGCCATCATACCAGCTTTTTGTGTTTCAATTTGACCAACTGATAATTGAGCGTTGTTAATTTGTCCAACCAATTCTTGCAAATCTTTTAATTGTTCGTCTGTGATTTTTAAATCGTCTGTCTTTTTTGCCATAATTTTAATTTAATTTAAGTTAATTTAATTGTTATACGTCTGTATAATCTTTGTAAGCGTCTATCGCTTTTAAAGCTTCATAACCTTGTATTACAGGGTTTTTAGCCGAAGTGTTTATTTTTAGATCAAAGTTAAAAACAAAGTCAGAAACATGACCGTTAGCGTCTTCGTCTCTAGCTGCTTTGTCTTTAAAAACTCTAACTAAGCATTGAGAGTTTGGTTTTTTAACCCACTTTGTTTCATAAATAGCTTCGATTTTTATTGTCACACCATCTTCCTCCATAACTGCAGGTGTTTTGACGGATGTCTCTAATTGAGAATGTAACATGTAATCAAAGCTAGTAATTTGTAAGTAAGCATCGCTTAATACAATACCTTTGAAAGTATGTGATCCTTGTATTGCCATTGTTTAAAATTTTAAGTTGTTTTATCTGTTTATATTATTACACGCTTTGCTATATTATTAAAGCGCTACTGTCACTAACAGTTGCTATGAGCGGTTATTACACCGTTCGCACCTACTGTTATTTTTCTATTTGATGCTAATTGTCCATCTGCATAACCATAATAACCAGCGGCCAGTGTACCTGAGCCAGTTGAAGATGTATACACAACAGTGTTGACTGCTGGTGGACTTGTGCTATAGTATTTAGCTGAATTATCTTCAAGTTGATTACAAACACTATTAGGTCTAGGAAAGCCTATAGTTGTTGCGTACATAGTTCTTGTAGCTGCGCCTGCTGTTGTTGCTTTAACTATAGAACCATAAGTTGTACCTGCTCCGTTAGAAGCGTAAGCTCTAAAAGAATAAGTAGTAGAAGCTGTTAGACTAGTAATTGATTTTGAAAAAGAGCTTAATGTATTTGTTGTATCAACTACCTCTCTTGTCACTCCAGATTCACCATATATGAAATTAGCTGTTTGATTACCGGTCATATATACAAACCCTCTAGCATTTATAACGCCAGTTGAACTTAAGTTGGATAACAAGCCTCTGTTAGTTGTTGTACCATTCATAGTAAAACTAGTTGAGGTAAGACTACTATAGTTGCCTGTTGTAACAGTTGGAGCAACCCCATTTCCACTACCTATAACTTGCATACCTGGGCAGCTAACCGAAAACCACCAGAGTGTATTACCTAATGGTGCGGAAACCTGCATGTTTGAAGTACTACTTGATGTGTTTTTATTAAAAGTAATAGAACCTCTACCAACCGACGGAGATAATGTTGTTATGGTTGCACTTGAGTTACCGGGTGTTGCTTGTAGAGCTGATAAATAAGTTTGGCTACCAACAAAATCTCCAGTGGATTCTACACCACTTTTATAATTATTACCATTCCATGTAAAAATAAACCTATCTGGAAAGCTATATGCTTCGTATTCTATTGTAACAATACCTGTTCCACTACCTAAGTTTATAGGGTAGTTAAATGTTCCTTGTCCACCATTACGATAGGCTAAGTTACAAGCAGGCGAAGCTGCATCGTGATCATAGCTATAAAATTCAGACATTTTGTAAGGCGCAACGTTATTTGGTTTTGATGCGCTAAAACCATTTGTCGCGTCAGCTACAAAAGAATTACCGCCAGCGTTACCACCAATAGTTAAATCTTTTAAACTTAACACATCGTCATAGTCAGCGTCCGTGTAATCATCTATATCTTTTTCAGCTGCTAAACCTGCTAAACTTATACTATTACCACTTCCTGGAACTGCCATTACTTAATTTGTTTTTTAAGTTCTTCTATCTCAGCTTTTAATTCTTTTATAGCTTCAAGTAATATTGGTGTAATACCTTGATGTCTCATTGACAACATACCATTTTCGTTTTCTCTTACAAGTTCTGGTACAACTTCTTTTACGTCTTGTGCTATAAACCCTATATCTTCTTTTATATCTAATATACTATCTGATTTTTTCCAATCAAAAGTAACGCCTTGAAGCTTCATTGCTTTATCTAGAGCTGATTCTATAGGTTTAATATTTTCTTTTAATCTTTTGTCAGAAGGAGATCCAAAAGCAACAACATCACCATGAGCCGTTAAATCACCAGAAGTTGATAGTGCCATTCTGGTTGAACTGCCAACATTCCATTTAAATATGCCTGAATTTGATGATAGGTTAAAGCTATACCCACTTGAATCCCAATATTGTTGATGTTTTATAGTTGAGTTAGCTTTACTTATAAGTGCTCCTGATAAATCATTTCTAGTAGAACTTATAGACAAACTAGTTGTATTTGCTGATATACTTGTTGGGCTACCATATCCAATGGCAACATCTCCGACAGCATTAATAGCCATTCTTGTTCCAAAACCAGCAGAACCATTTTGTGTTTGAAAAACTAAAGAACCTTTGTCATCTGCACCGTCTCTAAAACCTGCAACTGTTGCTACACTATCACCATTGTTGTGAAAAATTACTTCACCAAAACTTCCATCTGTACCATTAGTTCTGTTACCATTAATACTAACATGTGCATATGATGATGTAGAGGCATGGTTTATTACCTGAATATTTCCATCACACTCTAAAGTACCTGTAAAAGTAGTATTATTATTACCAGCGTCAATTTCCATTGCTAAAACAGTACCAGAGTGTTTAGCTATACCAAAATTATTATTACTTGAAGTACCATTTATGTTTTTACCTAGTCTCCAGTCTGTACCAGATGAAGCGCCAATATATATATAACCACTAGTTGCTAAACTACCGTCATTTGTAAACCTAGCAACTTCAGAAGCTGTACCACTTGCAGGACCTTTCTGTGATACTTTAAATTTATTATTTGTACTAGTTTTTTGCCAACCAGAATATTCCACTTGTATTGGGCTGGATAAGTTTGAGGTAGGTCTAGTTTGATTTATTTGACCTTTTTGAGTTGAAGAGTCATATGTAGTTCCAAAACCATGGCATGTTAACTTTGGTATGCGAGTACTACTATTAAGAGCCCAAGATCCTATTGGATTAATTTCAACAACTGTCACTGGCTCTCTATCAGCTCTATAAAGCCTCATTATTATTTCGCCTCCATTCCAATCTACACTTGTTCTATAGTAAAATTCACACTCACTTGCGTTACCACCATAACCACCTCCATGTCTGTGATCTAAAGTTTGAAGTATTGTAACTGTACCTAATCCACCAACACTTTGGGTAGTACCGTTATTAGTGTTTATTATATATTTCTTTAGAGTCTTACCATTATGGTGTCTACCACCTGTTCTAACTATAAGCTCGATATCAGCTGCTAAACCTTGGGCTGAATAACCAGATGGAATAGCTATTGTATACCAACCATACGCACCTACGTGTGTTTGTTGACCTGAAACAGCTTGATGGTTTACATCTCTTTGCTTTAACAAGCCATATCCGGCAACTGCTTGACTTGCACCTGACTGCGTGGCTCCATTAGATAACATTAACCTAGCGTTACCATTGTTACCAGCACCTGATATAGTAAGATCACTATCTACTATAGCTTCACCGTTAAGGTAAGTTGTTCCGTTGTTATAAAAATTAAAACTTGTATTTACAGCTCCAACACCAAGATTACCATAAAACGTAGCGTCTCTAGTATCGTCAATAAATAAAGCTGTTGCAAGAGCAGCAGGAGTACTTCCGTTACCAGATCCATATGCAACTTGGAAAGTTAAAGTACCGTTAAAGTCACCACCATCACCAGCATATATTTGAGCCATATCCCACTGTGTAGTCGCGCTTGGGTGATCTGTTTTAAAGAATATTCTTGGTTTATCAGCACTATATCTTCCAAATAAATCTAATCTACCACTATTACCAGTACCACCAGCTTGACCAACTTGTAACCTATTTTGTATTTTAGCATAACCACCAGGTGTTATGTTTAAAACCTCACCCATACTTGTACTACCAGCATTATCAGCTAGTTTTAAAGAAAAGTTACCAAAACCATGAGCTGAACTATTACCATCAGTGTTTGGTCCAGATGTTACTAAATCTATTTTCATGTAGTCTTTATTAAGACCACCGTAATCAT